AAAAGGGGATGCTGCCGATGACAGATCAGCAAACAGCGTCGAAGTCCCCATCACATAGGACTGAATAGGATCGTCGAAGTTCGTGGCGACAACCCGGTTGCCAAACTGCAAAACCTTGAACGTGCCATCAACGACGGTGTTATATCCGCCTGCCTTTGACACATCGCTCCAGACACCTGACTGCAACAGGTAAATGCCATCAAGTCGGGCTGAAAATGTGAACGTCGTCCCGTCGTCGTCACGGAACGAGCCAGCCCCACAAACCCGCGTAGCGTCATCTCCGCCGATCTGAGCGGAAACCTCGTTCACAAGCTGCCCGAGAGGCGCGTAACTGCGGTCTGATGTCGGGATGACACCATCCGCCGCCGTAATGCCAGGATTGTTGTAATCCGGTGCGTCAGGAAGCCACTCACCAAACGGAATCATAGATTAAGACCATGCCCGACGCCGCGATTGCGAGGCGTGAGAGCCGATTCAACCGACATCTCAGATTTACGCTTGGAGCGACCCGTTCGCTTGTTCAGTTCAAAAATTGACCGTTCGACGCGTTGAATTGACTTCTTTTCTTCCCCTTCGTTCCGAATGTCGGCATAACCAAACCGCAACGTCGCCTGTCGATAGGTTTCCGGCGCGTTTTCAAGCAGCCAGTTCGTGTCGTCAGTCGCGATATCCCATCCCTTGAGATAGGTCAGTTTCAGCGTGTAATCTGCCGCTGCCGGACGTTCAAATTCGAAAGCCGCGCCGATCTTGAAATATGCCGGACGCCCTTGCGTTGTCTGCGAGTATTTCCCGATATCGACCGTTGATTTCTGCGACAGCGGATAGGCGTTGTCCGTGTAGCGAAGTTCCAGAAGTTCCAGAAAGCCCGCAGGAAACGCCACGGAGTCCGAAGCAGCAGACAGAGTAAGCGTTGCGGATGTCTCCATCTGGAGCAGCCGAAGTTCTCTATTCAGGTAAGCCTCGCCCTCTGCGATATAATCAGTGACGTTGCCTTGCGGCATGGACCCGCTGGCCCGCCCGAGAGAGTTCGCGACGGACGTTTGCAGTTCGGCATAACTAGACAGCGCCATTGATTATCCCCCAAAGAGAAAGGGGAGAGCCGAAGCCCTCCCCCGATAGTCAGTTGCCTGCAACCAGACCAAGTTCCTCAAGACGCGCCTCAACTTCGGCAAGGCGTTCCTGCAGGTTCTTGATCACATAGAGGGCGGTAATCGCCTCCTGTGCCGATGCAAAGCCGTATGCGGTCGAGTTGGTCACACCCGCAATCGCATAGTCCGGCGTACCTTCTGCGTCTGCCGGAGTGATCGTGGTCAGCGCCGCTGTCAGTGCAGCAGGCTGGTCAACCGGTGCGGCCCCGTAGAAACCCACCAAATCAGTTGCGGACTGACCAAGTTTCGTGCCGTCAGCACCGCCGTCGGAAAGCTGTTTAACAGCCATATCAATTCTCCTTCAATTCAGGGGGTTAGGACGAGCCGGACAGGCGAACCGCAAGGCGCGGGTCGATTGTCTTGGTCCCGTACAGAAGATCGAGACGCCACATCGATTCATCGGAGATGCCGTCATAGACAGGAATCACGCGAACCGAAGTCCCTTTGTAGGTCTGGCGACCGACATCAACTGCGCCCGGAGGCGAGACCAGCGGGACAGTGACCAGAGCAAACGCCTTCTGATTGAACACAAGGTTCTGGCGGTAAGTCGTGCCCGGCGTGCCCATGAACGTGATGTCGGCGTTGTTCAGATCCGAACCAGCCGAATAGGTCGTGATTTCACAGTTCTTGAAAGCACCCGTGAAAATCGGAGCCGGGTAGATGTCAATATCCACCTCGTTCGACACAGCAGCCGAGGGGGTGTTTACGATGGTGAACATCTTCGGATGCGCCAGAACGGCTTTCGTGACCGGATTCACGTCATAAACACCAGCAATGGTGAAGACATCACCCTTGGCAAGCTGTGCCGTGGCATCGGTCAGGCCATCGATATGGAGCGTGTAGACCATATCGTCTTTTTCGGTGTCATAACTGGTGGTCGAGGTCGTCAGAGACTGGTCGACCTTCACCGTGCCAGCGTGAGCGCCGACAATGTGCGATGCCACGTTCTGCGACATGTAGGAATCGACGTTGGCGATCATGCCGGTCGAACCCTTGCGATATGCCGGCTTCGTGATCGTGTCGTTGTAAAGCTGCGTCTGAGAGCCAACAAGGCCCCAGTGATCAGCCGGTGACAGCACGGAGCAGCGACCTTCCTGCGGAACGCCGTTTTCGTCCAGACGTTCCGGAGCCTTCGCAAAGTCAGCAAAGGAATTGACCGGAGAGGCCGGAGAGCCTACCCAGTTCGGGACATCCGAATAAAGGGCGTGCAGATCAACGTCCACCTGGTTGGCAAGCTGAACCATTGCAGGCTGAATAACCCGCTTGGACAGTTCCTTGATCGACAGGGTGAGTTCCTGCGACGTGAACTTGAAGTCGATACCCTTGCGCTTATCAACGGTGATCGAGGTCTTGCCTTCGGTGACGTTCTGCGCCGAAGCGGTTGCGCCATCGCGGACGGTGAAGTCAGCAGGCTTGCGGATCGAAATCGTTTCGCCCGGCGTGTAGCCGTTGACCTTCTTCGAAAAGTCTTCCTCGTAACCGCGAAAAACCTTCTTCGCCATGACGAGTTCGTTGTCGAGGACCATCACCGCTTCTTTTGCGATGATATCCGCTGTGAGAGTCGTATTTGCCATGAGATTGTTCCTTCAATGGGCAATAGCGCATTAGCGCGGGATTGGTGGATTACCCTCCGCCGTTCGCTCTCCACTTGGCATAGTCATCCATCGACATCTTCGACGGGTCTTTCGGTCCGGATTGCGTCTTCGGCTTGATCCGGGTGACTGGCTGTGCCGGGGCTGGCTTTGGCTTCTGGGTACGCTTCTCCGCCAGCTTGTCGAACTGCATGGCCTTGTGGAGCAACGCGATATGCGAAGCCTTGTAGACCGTGTTCAATTCGCTCTCGGAGATACCGGCCTTGAGACCGTAATCACGGACCTCTCTGGCCCGTTCAGGCGACCAATCAGGAATCATCTCGGCAATCCGTCGTGAGTTTTCCTGTACCGCCTTGGCGTGTTCTGCACGCTGGCGCTGCTGGAGTTCACCGGTAGCCCTTTGGTGTTCCGTCTGTACGTCCTGTCGCTTCTGCATCAGACCGCGATGAATGCGGTCATGACGCATGTATTCGTGCGGGTCCTGCTCTTGAAGCGCATCCCAGTCGACGGCCTTGTAAGCCTCCAACTGCTGATCGATCATTCGCATTTCCGCCAGCTTTTCACCGCTTTGGGTTTGCAGTTGCACCATCTGGCGAAACTGTTCCTGCTGCGCTTCAAAAGCCTTACGCTGTTCCGCAACTTCTTGCGTTTTGCGGGTGTAGTCAGACTGACGGAGAAGTGAGTCCTTCAGAGCCTTCGGAACGGAATATTTTTTCCCGTCTTCAGCCTCATACTCGTACTCTTCTTCCTGCTCTGCCTGCTGTTCTGTCTCCTCACCGTCAGGCGATTCAACTTCACCCGTTTCCGCCTCATCAGCTTCCACGGTTTCCTGCTCAACTTCTGCGTCGTCGGCAGGCGTTGAGAGTTCCTCGCCATCCGGCAAAGGATTGTTCTCGATTTCGTCAGTCAAAGTATTCTCCATCGGTTAAAATGGAGCAGCCACGCGCAAAACCGCGCCAAACGAAAATACCGCGCGGTTTAAGGCACGGTTTTCGGCACGGTTTATTGCGTAGTTTACGGCGAGGTTTAATGCGAGGTTTACGGCGTGGTTAAAGCCGCGACTGCACGCCTATCCGCATTGCTCCTCGGGTTATGCAGTCCCTATGAAAAGGGGTGCTGCGGTGAACTAATCTTCAGCCTCAAGCTTGTCAGCGAGGCGTCGGAGGTATCCGGGGATATCAGGCTTTCCGTAGTATCCCATCTCTATTCTCAGCGCTTTCTCCAAAGAAATAGCCCCCCGGACTAGGGAAATCTCTTGAAATTCTGTGTGAACAGACAAGAAAACCTCATCAACCACATTCGACGAGTTCTCATCTCCTAAGTCGCCCGCTCTATTGCACAGGTGCAGAACTA